CCTGAAAAAATAGGTGGTTGGGCTAANAACACNNTAAACACNTTTAAAATCCACAGCTAGAGCACTTCACGCTTGGGTGGATTTAGAAATTACTAAATACTTAGGAATAGGGGCTACTTGGAAATATTACATTAAAGAAGGAGGTAATTTTTACGATGTCACTCCTTTAAGAGTTACTACTTCTGCTGGGGATGTTACTTTTTCTGCTACTAATGGTAGTTCTACAATAACTGTAACTGATACGAGTCATGGAGCAGTTGCTAATGATTTTGTTACTTTTAGTGGTGCTGCTACTTTAGGTGGTTTAGTTACCGCTGCTGTTTTAAATCAAGAATATCAAATCGCTACTGTAACAAGTGCTAATGCTTATACAATAGAAGCAAAAGATACTTCTGGGTCTACGGTTACAGCAAACGCTAGTGATAGTGGTAACGGAGGCAGTTCTGTAGTAGGTGCGTATCAAATCAATGTAGGTCTAGATGTTTATATTGAGTCTACAGGTTGGGGAGCAGGTACTTGGGGAGCAGGTACTTGGGGAGCTTCGACTGCGATAACATCTTCTAATCAATTAAGACTGTGGTCGCACGATAATTTTGGTGAAGATCTAATTATGAATGTAAGAGCTGGCGGAATATATTATTTTGATATTAGTGCCGCTACTTTAGGGACAACTAGAGCAACCCCTTTAACAAGTTTATCTGGAGCAAACTTAGCTCCTACAATAGCGTTACAGACTTTAGTTAGTGATATAGACAGACACGTTATTTGTTTTGGAGCAGATCCTATTTCTGGAAGTTCTAGAACAGGAGCGGTTGACCCAATGTTTATTGCATGGAGTGACCAAGAGAACGCTGCTCAATGGGAGCCTTTGTCCACTAATACTGCTGGGTCTTTTAGATTGTCCGCAGGTTCTCAAATTATTGGGGCTATTAGAGCCAGACAAGAAACTTTGGTTTGGACAGACACTTCGCTTTATTCAATGACCTTTGTTGGTCAGCCTTTTACTTTTGGAGTTAATTTAGTAAATGAAGGAGTAGGGTTGATTGGACCCAATGCTGCTGTTAATACTCCAAAAGGTATATTTTGGATGGATAAAAAAGGGTTTTATGCCTACAACGGAACTGTTCAAGACATACCGTGCACAGTACAAGATTATGTATTTAGCGATCTAAATGAAGGTCAGGCCTTCCAAGTGTTTGGGTTTTTAAATAAAGAATTTGATGAAGTCGGTTGGTTCTATTGCGCTGCGGGAGAAACAACAATTAGTAAATACGTTGTNTTTAATTACGAAGACAGTGTTTGGAGCATAGGCGAATTAAACAGAACATCTTGGATCGATGAAGGAATATTTGATACTCCTATAGCTTCTTATACAACAAGCGATGTAGGTTATTTGTATGACCATGAAACAGGTAATGATGCTGACGGTTCACCAATGGATAACGTCTATATAGAGTCCAGTGACTTTGCATTAGGCAACGGAGAAGAATTNTCAAGCCAATTAATAANATTATCCCAGATATTAAATTTACAGGAAGTGGAGGAAGTGGCCAAACTGTTAATGTTGTTTTAAAACAAAGGAACTACCCCGGAGAAAGCTTAACCACTGATTCAACGAACACTTGCACTGCCACAACTACAAAGATAGATACTAGGCTTAGAGCAAGACAAGCTGCTCTTAGAATTGAATCAGATGATGACGGATCCGTAGGAGTTAGATCTGGCGTTGGGTTTAGAGTTGGTGCTATGCGTATGGATGTGCGACCAAATGGTAGAAGATAATGGCAAAAATTTTAGAAACGCGATTGCCTGTAGCTATGGGGGAAATATCTCCTGAGACATTTAATCGTTTAGTAAGAGTATTAGAATTAAGTTTAAATAAGGTAGATGTAGATGCAACGTTAGCAGTTAATGCAACACAAAGAGATGAAAATAAATTTACAGCAGGAGATATAATTTGGAACCTTTCTACAAATCAACTACAAGTATGGAATGGTAAACAGTGGGTAGATCTTTATGTAGGAACAGAACGAGGAGTAGAAGGAGTAACTGGTTTAGGAGAGTTATCAGTAGCAACAAATGGAGCAACAACAATAAAAATACTATGATAGACCGAAACAAATTAATAGAAGAACTGAAAGTAGACGAAGGTTTTATTGATGAAATTTATGAAGATCATCTAGGATTTGCAACGTTTGGAGTAGGACATTTAATTTTAGAACACGATCCTGAATTTGGAAAACCTGTAGGCACACCTGTATCAAATGATAGAATTAGAGAATGTTTAAATAAAGATATTGATATTGTTTGTTCTGAATTAGATAAAAATATTCCATGGTGGAGAGGATTAGGCAATGTTAGACAACGTGTTTTAGCAAATATGTGTTTTAACTTAGGTTATCCTAGATTTAGTAAATTTAAAAAATTTCTTGAAGCTGTTAAAAAAGAAGACTGGGAAAAAGCTAGTGTTGAAATGATGGATAGTAAATGGGCAACGCAAGTTGGGGATAGAGCAATTAGATTAAAAGAAAAAATGTATAATGGCTAAAAGAATTAAAAAAGTTAAAATAAAACCTATTAAAAATGAAACAGTGTCAAACTATAAAAAATCATTAAGGAGACCATAATGGCAGCAAAAAAAGGACTATATGCAAATATAAATGCTAGAAAGAAAAAAGGTATTAGTAGACCTAAAAGTAAATCTACAATATCTAAAAAAGCATACAAAAATATGCAAGCTGGCTTTCCTAAAAAGAAAAAGAAAACAGGAAAGAAAAAATAATGGCTAGGCAAAAAGCTATACGTAAAACCACTAAAGGTAAAAACGCCAATTATAGGCCTACCAAGAAAGGTGCGGGCATGACCAAAAAAGGTATTGCTGCCCATCGTAGAGCAAACCCTGGAAGTAAATTAAAAGGAGCTGTAACAGGCAAAGTAAAGAAAGGTAGCAAGGCGGCTAAAAGACGTAAATCTTATTGCGCAAGATCTGCGGGACAGTTAAAGAAAAGCTCTGCTAAAACTAGAAATAATCCTAATTCAAGAATTAGGCAAGCGCGCAGAAGGTGGAAGTGTTAATGAAACTAGGTATATTAAAAACGTTAGTAGGAACAGTTGCCCCAACTATAGGAACCGCTTTAGGTGGTCCTATGGGTGGTATGGCTGCNAATATGATTTCAGAGGTATTAGGATGTGATCCTGAGCCAAAGAAAATACAAAAAAGCAATGGAAGCAGCGACTCCTGAGCAATTAGCAGAACTAAAGAAAGTAGAAACAGACTTTGAAATAAAGATGAAAGAACTTGATATAGATCTGTTTGCACTAGAAACAGCAGATATACAAGATGCTAGAGGAAAGTTCAGTAAAGATTGGACAGCTAGAATAATAGGCATATTTGTCGTAGGAGGGTTTATGGGGTATATCTTTCTTGTGACTATCCAACCCCCCGAGCAAAATTCAGAGGCTTTGATAAACCTTGTATTAGGCTACCTTGGTGGTTTAGCAAGTGCTATCATATCTTTCTACTTTTGGCGCTTCTAACAAGCAAGACAACGAATAGAAAAAGAGATATTATAGGAGATACTATGGCAGATATAGATTTTAGTTTTATGGATGATCTTTTTCCAGATGATGCTGATTACAGCTATCTGTTTGATGACGTAACAGATTTAACACCTAGTATGCCCGATACAGGTATGGGAGCTTTTGATTTTTCTAATCTGTTTAATGATGATGAAGACTACAGTTATTTGTTTGATGATGTAACCGATTTAGACTTTGACTACAAACCTGGTGTAGATTTTAGCGATGTTTATGATAATTTATTTAATGACAATACCGACTATAGTAATTTATTTGACTATGTTACAGATTTAAGTCCTACGTTTGATGCTTTACCTTTTCAAACAGAAAGTTCTGAAGACGAGTACCAAGGTATATTTTGGTTTAGGCATTGGACCTAAATTAAATCAATTTTTTACTGGAGGACAAGGACTTGCGGGGCTTTTAGGTGGCAGCGGAAAAAAAGGCGGTGGATCTGGTGGTCTTCTTGGAGGAGAGGGTCTTCTTGGAGGCAGTGGGCTAGAAACACTTATTAAATTAGCAATGATTAATAAGTTAAGAAAGCAAGACAGAGANGATCCAAACGAAATAGTTCCAATTGGAAGCGACGCATTTAGTGCTGTTGGACAAGGACTAGGCAGTATGCCTGATTACAGAATTTTTAACCTACAGCCTGCATTAATGCCAGGCGTAGGATATGCAAATGCACCCCCACCNGNNATGAAAGATGGAGGCTTAACTGGTCTTTCTCAAAAAATAGGAGAAGGTATAGATAATTATGCTATATCTCCTTATTTAGCTGAAGTAGGTTTTTTTGAGGATCCTTCATTTGCAAAATACGTAGAAGGAGCTAGGTTATATAATCAAACTACTAAAGCTCCGGGTATGTTTAAATCGGTAGCTCCATTTATAGATGATTCGTTTGAAGCATTACGAGATGGATATGAAGCTTTTTTAAAAAGCTTTAAAGAAAAACGAGGTTTAGGTTCATTAGAAGAAGACGACAGAGTGAGAACAAAAACGTTGCCTGACGGAACAGTACAATTTTTAACTGGGATGAAAGACGGTGGGTTAAAAGATGGACCTGGGGACATAACCCTAGCAAGATTAGAGCCGGGTGAATTTGTTATGACAAGAAAAGCTACCGATAATATCGGAGCAAAGAATTTATATAGATTAATGAAAGAAGCAGAGAGGATGGCGTAATGGCAAGTTATTTAGACCCTAAAACAACAGTAACCTATGAACAGCCGTATGCTGACGCTATGCGTCGTGGGTTTATGGAATCCGCGTTTGGTATGGCGAAACAACCTATGCCTGTTCCTGTTCAACAAGTAGCAGGACTAGACCCTTACGAAATGAGAGCCAGAACTTTAGCTGGTGGCCTTGGTGGGTTTACTCCATACATACAACAAGGCGGACAAATGATGCAACAAGGAGCTAATTATTATACTCCTAGTGGTATTAGCCAATTTTATAATCCTTACGAACAAGACGTAGTACAGCAAAGCATTAGAGATATGCAAGAAGCCAATGCACAACAAAGCATGAGAAACAGAGACCGAGCAGTAAGTTCTGGTGCTTTTGGTGGATCTCGCGGTAGATTAATGGAACAAGAAAGAGAAAGAGCCTTTGGTAGAGGCATGATGGAAGGTATCGGTGGATTGCGTTCACAAGGATTTGGACAAGCTATGCAAGGCGCACAAACAGCAGCGAGAGGACTTGGTGGGCTAGGACAACAATTTGGACAACTAGGCATGACAGGTCAACAAGGTTTAATGAACCAAATAAATGCGTTTAATCAAATGGGTGGTGTTGGTAGAGGTATACAAGATCAGATGTACGGCGCTCAGTTTGACGCCGCTAACAGAATGGCTATGGAACCATGGCAACGTATGTCAGCATTACAAAGCATGATGGGTATGTTACCGAAAACTGCTGCGAAAACTGAATTTGGGGCTGCTGCTGGAACTGATCCAATAGCAGGAATAATGGCATTATTAGGACTGAGAGTATAATGAACTGGAAAGCTAGACAATTATTTTCAAATCGTGAACNAGGCATTATGTCTGGCCTTGATCCAATACCCATGATGGGAGGAGGCTCCGTGCCTTAT